CCGTCTTCTTTTTTGTATGACTTGATGATTTCAATATGATCTACATTGCGCTTAAGAGTAGCCTTATCATCATCAGTAATAGTTGATTGAGCAGCTATGCTATTGATTAACGTGACACTATCTTTTGATGCATTATAGATCTGCGCTACTTCATCACTCGTTCGTTCCGCCATCAGCCTCCTCTGTAGGGTTTGCTTCTTGTGCTAATTCGTTTAGTACGTTAAGAGCACCATTAATTTCATTAAATCTAACTGAGATTTGATTTCTTTCTTGTATTAAGTTGTTAGCTTTTTCTTGGATGGTTTCCATTTTTAGTTTTTTAATAATTCAATTTCTTGTTTGAGTTCCTGTATTGCTTTTACAAGAATAGGTATCAATTTGCCAGGTGTGGCTTCAAGTTTATCTGGATTATTATCCATGACTAAACCTAGATAATCAGCATCATTATCTTTTTGTGCTTGTTGGAAATCTTGAGCAATGAATCCTGCTTCATAAGTTCCATCTTTTTCTATTCCTTCTCTTGAATCCCATTTGAATTTGACTGGTTTAAGAGAATTAATAAAGTCTAATCCTAGATCTAAAGTATTAATATCTGTCTTATCTCTTCTATCAGAAAGTGCAGTAATACTTGTTACTTGACAACGTAGGGTTGCTATATTGCTATCGCCTAAAGTTATTTCATTGGTTGCTGTTGCTGAACTAGCAGCAGCGTTACTACCGAGTATGAGGTCATTACTTCCTGTAGTGATACCATCACCAGACGCATTACCAAAGCAGGTATTAAAACTGCCTGTCGTAATATTTGCTCCTGCGTCTTTACCGAAAGCAGTGTTATTACCTCCTGTAGTGCAATCCTCTAATGCTCTATTACCTATGCCAGAATTGTAATGGCCTGTTGTGATAGAAAATAAAGCTTTCCTACCAAATGCTGTTGAACCATAAGCTGTTCCAGTACCAGAACCTTTAGCCGCTTGATACCCAAAGGCTGTTTCGTAAGTATCAGTCCCTGATTTTCCAGCCTCAAATCCAAATAAAGTGTTTTCCGAACCTCCCGATCCAACATCTGAACCACCATAGGTGTTCCCATTATTATCGCTAGAAATCGAGCCACCACCTCCTCCTCCAGACCCAACCTCAACTACTGAGCCGCCTGAAGTCTTTGTAAATAAACCTCCATCAGAGGTATTAATGGCAAGTTCACCTACAGTTAAATCGCTTGCTGAAGGATCAGCAGCTTTTCTTTTATGTAGTATATTTGCCATTTACCATGTACCACCATCGATAGAACCTACAGTTAATAAACCGCTAGAAGGGTTATAAGATAATCCTGTATCTGTTTCGATTCCTTGAGAACCTGTAGCACCATCTACAAATGCTAGATATACAGTTTCATCTGTTGAGTTATTAGCTGAAGCTGTAATATTTGTTGCTGTTGTTGATGTAGCTGCATTACCTGAACTTGTTATATAACCAGCACCATTAGTAATAGCATTATTATTTAAAGAAATATTAGCTGTACCATTAAAGGAAACACCAGCGATAGTTCTAGCAGTTTCTAAAGCAGTTGCTGTAGCTGCATTACCGGTTGTGTCTTGGTTAAGTGTGTCAACCGAGAATGTTGTACCACCTAAAGATAAACCTGATCCAGCAGAATACGTAGTATTTGTATCTGTTGATGCAATCGTAACTGTATCAGTAGAGTTATTAGTAGTTATGGTTACATTACTACCTGCTGCAATATTAAGAGTATCTGTTGATGTATCAGCTTCTACAGTATTTTGACCACTAACAGCGACATTAGAAAAGGCATTCTGGTTATTCTCTCCACCTGCACCAGAAGCAGCCCACTCTAAACCATTTGAAGTATATTTAAGAACATGACCTGTAGTAGGAGAGTTATGTATATCTAACTTAGCTTCTGTAATTGAGTCATCAGCTAATCTTGCAACTGGAACTGTACCAGAATTTAAGTTAGAAGCATTACCTGCTGTAAAGCCTCCAGATGTTCCACTACAATTACCTGTTACTGAACCTTCTAAATTACCTACAAGAGTAGCAGTAGTCAGTGATAAATCACCTGTACTTGCTCCAGTAAATGTACCAGTACCTATTGTAAATTTATCTACTGACTCATCCCATCCAATAAAAGCATTATTAGAACTTCCACGTTCAATTACTAAACCAGCATCATTTGCTGGACTACCTGACGTACCATTACCAAGCTCAATTAGAGCATCTTTAACTACAGAATTAGTTGTATTTAAAGTTGTAGTAGTTCCATTAACAGTTAAGTCACCTGAAACGACAACATTATTACTAAATGTTTTATTACCAGCAACACTTTGAGCACCTTCGAGTGCCATAAAAGCACCTGAACCACCGATTTTTATAACACTAGCAGCATTACTACCACTAGTTCCTTCACCATAATAAAGTATATCGTTACCTTCAGTAAACGCTAATTCTGCGTTTGCTAATTCTGAACTATTAGGTGCTGTTGACCCAGTAGATCTTTTTATTCTAATTTGAGCCATGTTTTAATTAAAGGAGCCTCCGTCCACGATTGTTGATAATGTTTGAGTCGTATCAGCCTTAAACTTCGAAGCACTAGAGCTATAGTAAATAACAGAACCATCAGCCTTAGCTGATTGATCTAAGATAAAGTCAGATGAGTTGCTTATAAGTGGATTATCAGAATCAGCAACTTCTTGAGAGAAGTATAAAATTTGGTCAAAGTTATTATTCAGATCTGTAGCTCTATAGGATGAACCAGATGAGAAAATAGCTTGAGCTGTATCAACATCAGTGTTCCTATAAATTAGTATCTTCACTCCTACTGATGGAGCTGAGTTTAATTGGATGGAGGTGGCTGTGTTCAATGTAAATGCAGTTGTATTTGTACCGTCTAGCGATACCTTCACGTCTTCAGTTTTTAAATAAGGAAAGTCAAATGAATAAATCCTTTGACCTCCAGCTTGTTGTGTATAAGGTTTTGTAGTTGCAGCCATATCTCTTTATTATGTATTTTTAACTAATAGCTGTTAGTGTTAGCGTAGGTACTGATAATTGACTTGAAACTGAGCCATTCCACAATTTCGTTTGATGGAATTTCACATCATTGTTACTCGGATAGTACGATCTTGCCTTCATTATTATAGTTTTAGAACTAGTCCAAGAAGCTACTCTTCCTATATTTGTATTTGCTGTCCCACCAATATGGAAAGCCCACTTCATAATATTTCTACCTCCTCCCTTAGCGTATTTTGTATATCCAGAATGGTCAACTAAATTACCGTCTAAATATAATGCTGCGTGCCATATAATACTAGGATCATTATTATGATAAGCATCTGTAAATACAAATTCATATACTACCGTTTTTGTACCTGTTGGAGGTGTGTATTCAACCGTACTTCCAGAGACAATTGCCTGGCTACTAATCGCTTGATAATCATCTACTTTATAATCATCTTTATTATAAGTCACACCTCTTTGAGTAAATTCGTCTCCATCACAAACATATGAAACTATTTCTAGTATTGAGCCGCCAATAGTAGGAGCTGGAGCCCAAGTTAAACCTCCAGCTGCACTAGTTTTAGATGTTAGTACATAACCATCAGTTGGAGTATTATCTACTTTTAAATTAGCTTCATCTACTATATTATCTACAATAGTTAAAGCTGTAGCACCTGTTACTTCACCTGTATGAGTAGCATTAGTAACTTTAGCTGTGTTAGCTGCTATATCTGTGTTTATAGAATTAGCTAGTTTATCAGCAGTAACAGCATCGTTTACAATAGATTCAGTATCAACAGCGTTATCAGCTAATTCACCAGCTGTAACAGCATTAGTTTCTATTTGATCGGTACCAACACTGTTGTCAGCCATCATTGATTTTTCAACAGCATCAGTTCTAATAACCCAGTCAGTATCACTATTAACAGTAATATCATTCTTATTACCTGTAGTGATACCTCCTGATGTAGTCGTTACTAACTTAGCTTCTTCTATTGCATAGAGTGCTTGCTTTTGGTTTTCATTTAACCTTGCTGCAGTGATAGAAGAACCTGCTGAATATTCATGTTCAGGTGTATCTATATTTGTATTACGATATAGTTTTACATTAGCTGTACCAGAGGCAGGAGCTGTTGTAAAAGTAACTGTATCTCCAGTGATTGAATAATCAGTGCCAACAGTTTTAATTACTCCACCTACTGATACACCTATATCTGCATGTGTTAAGTATGGGAATGTTATATCGAATGTAGTATCTGATCCATCCCCGTTATACGTCTTTTCTGTTGCCATGGTTATCTATAAATGTCTAGTACATTGCTAACTTTTTTGTTGTAATCTGAAGTCTTATACATTGATTCAAGATTCTGAGTAGATAGTCTTCTCTCTTCTTCTTGTAATGCTTTAACCTCTGGATTTCTTTGAACTTGAGCCCAAGCTCTACGTCTTGCATCTTCTATTATTTGATGGATTAATGTGTTATGCACATAAGCTGTTCTTGGGTCCATCTCACGTCTACCAGCTGCTAGATCATTTTGCATGGCAGCTAAAGACATCTGAACCTTACGATTCTTAGCTAGTTTATTTAGTTGAGCTTCTATGTTTTGATCACCAATAGCTTTCATAAACATTGACCTAACAGTAGCGTTCTGACTTAGATCAGTACCATCAGGTGCAGAGTATGTAGACATTCTTAAGTCATAACCACTATCAAATAAAAGCTTTCTACCTGGACCTTGATCTAGGTTGAATTGAACAGGACTAAACATATTGAACATACGTGTTGGGAAGTCCCAGTCTTTGATAGGTTGACCATTAAGCATGTCATATTTAGTTGGTATTTCTTTGACAGCTAAACGCTCACTAATTAGGTTTCTATTTCTAATTGCATCACCTATACCAGAGTTCAATTCCTTCATGTAAGGATTAAATAATTTACCTAGTTCATTCCTCATGGAAGACATAGGGATGGTGTTGTTTGCTAGACCAGCAATAATCCTTTCAAACTGACCTGGCTTACCTGCAAATAAATCAACAAACTGCTGCATACCAGCAAGATAAGACTTACTTGAAATACCTTGCATCATAACGACTGCAAGTTTCTGTAAGTTATCTTCTGTCCATTCCTCACCCATCAACTGACTATGATCACCAATGTCACCAATAGTTGAAAGGATAAGGTTAAATGGTTCAAAAGCGTCATAACTAACCCATACATCACCTAGTTTTATACTTCTAGGTTTCCAACCTGCATCAATCCATACTTGTCGTTTCTGTCTATCAGTAGGACCATTACCAGTAAG